ACCCGCCGTGCCATTAACTGAGTTAACATAACTCAGACAAACCCTCCCTTTTGTAACCTTCCCAACCTATGAAAAAGAACCTCCCCACTTCCACCGCCGAGATCCGCGTCATCCCGAAGACGCAGTACATTCTGCTCCCTGATAACAAGGTCGCCCGTCTCCTGACGCCCACCGTCCGCCCCTCCGGCGACAACTATAACCTCCGCATCGACGGTCGCACCCGCCAGTTTACGCTCGACGCCATCAAGGCCATCATCGACGGCGCTGACCCGGCCACCGTCGGCAACAAGTAATTTCCCAACATGAGCACCACGCCCAACAAAACCCAGTCCGCTACCGCCTCACTCGTCGCCGCTCTTGCCGCCCTCGACAACGTGAAGGCCAACAAGATCGTGAAGGCTAACTTCACCGCCAAGTACGTCAGCCTCGACGCGCTGCTCGACGCTGTGAAGCCCGTCTTGCTCGACCACGACCTCGCCCTCATACAGACGCTCGTCAGCCAGGAGGGCAAGGTCGGCGTCTCGACCGCCTTCCTGCATGTCTCCGGCGAGCGCTTTGACTTCGGCACACTGCTGATGAAAGCCGAAGGCCTGACCGCCCAACAAGTCGGCGGCCTGATCACCTACGCCCGAAGGATGTCCATCAGCACGGCCTGCGGCATATCGGTCGACCTAGACGACGATGGCGCCGCGGCCTCTGGCTTGCGTTCTGCGACCATTTCTAACGTCGCCCCTGCCTTCTCCCCCACCCCTCGCCCCCTGACCAAATGAGCGACCCCAAGCCCTTCGACCCCTTCGACCCCATCTCCGCCGCGATGGGCGCCATGCACGGCCAGAACCTCCTCGCGGCTAAGGACGCCCGCATCAAGCAGCTCGAAGAGCGGCTCGAAGGCATGCGCGAGGCCGGCGACGAACTCTGGTACTGCGTCCGCCACGCCCAGCGCATCGACGCTGACGCCCTGATTGAGGCTATTGAGGAATGGCAAGAAGCCCGCAATCATGCCTGACATTCCCGCCGGCATCGAACGCATCGCCCGCACCGTCCAAGGCCAGTACGCCCTCCTCCTGCTCCTAGACGGTTACCCCTACGTCGAGATGACCGCCCGCAAGCACGCTGACTTCCTCTCCGACCTTGGACTCTGGAAGCGGAAGACGCACCCGTCCCTGGCACGATCACAAGTCCGCTTCTTTACGCTCGCTCCAACTGGAGAACTAAAAGAACTTACCTTCACCCGATGACCAATCGCGAATACCTGAGGAACATCCTCACTCAGCTCGGTGGCGAAGTCGCCGCCTTACGTCCGACCCCTGATGATTCTCACCGCATTGCCGGTGACGACCTGTATCATCTGCAACTCGCCATCAATGAGGCCGCGGCCGAACTCGAGCGCCTGAGCGCCGATGACATCGAAGAAGCCTACCACATCAAGCCGATCTATGACCGTCTCAAGGCAGTCGTCGCTCATGAGCGCGTCCTCCGCAATCAGCTCGACCGCGTGGCCCTCGCCGCCGACAACGCCATCGACCTCTGCAACCTGCTTTCGGCCCACGTCGAAGAAGCCAACCCAAGCGACGAAGACGCCGCCCTCTGATCATGAGCCAGCGTTACACCATCTTCCCGTCTAGGGACAACAAGACCGGCGTCCTTCGGTATGCCTTTAAAGATGAGAAGGCCGACGCGGGTAAGCCCTCTAACGAACGCCTGTCTTTTGGCACTTCCCTCTACAGCTACGACAACGGCCTATTTCTGATCATCGAGAACGCCGCCGACGCCATTACTGTCTGCGCTGTTCTTAACCACATCGAAAAGAACACGGCCTCCCTCTGACCCTTTCCACCAACACACCACCATGCCACAAATCCACGACAGAAAAGAATACCGCGCCTTCCCGGCCCTTAACCAGTCAGCCGCGAAACATCTCCTGGTCAGTGCTTCGCACTATCAGGCCTACATCAACACACCCCACGAAGAGACCAAGGCGCTGAAGTTCGGCACCTTCGTGCACTCGGCCGTGCTCGAGCCCCACACACTGAACGACCTGTACGCCACCGCGCCAGAATGTGATCGCCGGACCAAGGAAGGCAAAGAGATATGGGCGGCCTTCTCTACGGCTAACAAGGGCAAGACTATCCTAGACGCAGAAGAGTCCGCTATTGGGCACCTGGTCGCTTCGTCCGCCCGTCACGCGCTTAAAGTGCACGGCGTCACTTTTGACGAGACGGAAGTCATGTACCACGTCGACTATAACGGCATCCCGCTCAAGGCCGCCATCGACGGCGTCGCCGGGGACTACCTCTGGGACATCAAGACGACAGAAGACGCATCAGCTGCGGGCATGCTCAAGGCGATTCGCAATCCGCAATACAAATACAACCTTCAGGCCTATTGGTACCGCATCGTTTATGAGCTCGCCACTGGCAAACGTCCTCTCGGCTTTAGGTTTTTATTCGTAGAAAAATCACCACCCTTTGCTTGGTCTGTTTGCGAGATCGGTCCTGAGCTCATGTCCTGGGCAGTCGCCGATTTCGAGAAGGCCGTGAACCTTTACCGCGAGTGCAGCGCCTCCGGCGTCTGGCCCGCCTACCCAGAAGACGTGCAGGTCATCGACGTCAAGAGCACGACCACCGCAACCCCTATCACCTTCGCCTAACATGGAACCTACAAACGAACGCAAGCCCCTCGACCCGATAACTGTTTCGGGCACCTATAAACTGAAGTTAATCCGCCCCAACCTCGACTGGATTAAGGTTAAGGAAGACAACACCTTTACCTGTCGCTTAATGTTCATCGATGGTAACGGCCATAAAATGTATAAGTCATTTTCTCCGATGTGGTCTAAACCTCTTGCCATGTTAATCGGGAAATTCTCTTCTAACTTCACTTCCGAAATCAGAAGCGACGCAACGCCCGCTGAGTTTCTCCAGTATATTGAGCCGGCCTGCGGTCAGACGTGCCTGATCGGCGTCGAAGCAATTCCAGATAAGGAATACAACGGCAAGGCCCAGTGGAAATATAAGCTGACTTATCCCAAGGGCAGCCAGAAGCCCGTCGTCAACGACCTGCCAAACCCCGAAGACGTCCCCTATTAATGAGCAACCGCCTCAAGATGCGTCAGGCCCTGGTCGAAGCGCTGCTCAAGGCGCCTGACCTCAACCTCCGCCGCGTTCGCCGGCGCATACGCATGTCTGCAAGACAGACGCGCATCGCTTCCCGCGAGGCCAAGGCCATACGCAAAGCCAACGCCGCCTGATGGAACCCATGGCCGCCCCGACCCTTGTTCTGATCTGCGGATATGCAAGGGCCGGGAAGGACACCCTAGCCTCGGGCATCTTAGAATGGGCGACAAGGCCTTCGCGTAAGCAGAACTTTGCCGACCATTTAAAGGACGCGGCCAATGACTATCTTATGTCGCTTAACCTCGAGGGCGACTTTCATAACGAACCCTTCAAGGTTCAGAACCGTGACTTCCTCGTCGCCGCTGGCCGACTTGCCCGGTCAATCGACAAGGACATTTTCGCCAAGAACCTCGCTTACTATTGCCCCATCCAGATGACGCCAGGGGAACAGGCGCCGGAGACGGTCATCTGCTCAGACTGGCGATATGGAAATGAGCTAGTCGTCTGTCAGGAAATTCTGCACGACCTAGGCTGGAAGGTCCGCACCGTCTACGTCTCGACCGCTGGAGTCGGACCCGCAAATAACGAAGAGCTCGACAGCATCCTCGACATCCGCGAGCGCCACTGCTTCGACCTCGAACTGACCTTTGCCCAAAACTCCCGAAACGCCATCATGCAGGAAGGGCGCTATATCGCGAAGACATGGCGACTCTGATCATGGAGAAAGAGCTATCACTCGAGGAGCGTATCCAGTGGGCTCTCCGTGCAGGCCTTAGCCAGGAGCGAATCAACTTTCTCCTATCGTGCCCCAAGTACACCCGGGCAGGTCGTGACGGCCGCGACCCAATCATCAAGTCCGAGAACCCAAACCACCACCTCCAGAAACTGGGCGAGTGCTGGTGGCTGCGCATCCGCCGGCGAAAGACGGACATTCTCCACAACCTAGGCAAAGACCTCGACACCGCCCGCCGGCACCGCGACGAGATGCTCGCGGCCTACGACGCAGGCCTCCCCATCCCACACCTAAACCAATGAGCAAAATCACCAAGT